TGTCACAACAGGCACTGGTATTACGATCTTTGGCTCAGTCACTGTCCCACGTTTCGGTGCTTACACCTACCGTTTTGTGAAGACTGGCGACGCAGCTTATTCGGCATTTTTGATGTAATTAATAGGGGCTTCGGCCCCTATTTTTAAAGGAAAAAATCATGCCAAATACTCAAGCAGTAGGTGTTGCGTATAGCGACCCCGAATTTACTACCTGCTACGCTAGCCAAGAAATTGGCTACAGCGCAGCAGCCCAAGGCGCGGTAACGCAGTTAACCAGCAAATCCACAGGCGTGACGCTGAATAACAGCGCTGGCCGCATCACAATGAACAACGCGGCATTGGCAGGAGCCACCGCAGTGTCGTTTGTTTTGACCAACAGCACGATCTCCATCAATGACACAATCATTGTGTGCGTTTCCAGTAACACTACTGGCAGCGCGGCTGGGGCTTACACCACATACGTTTCGTATTTGGCTGCGGGTTCTGCTTTGATTACGTTGCGAAATTTGACTGCTGCCACTTCATATTCTGAAGCTGTCATCATCAATTTTTCCATCATTCACGGCGCAAGCTAACCAAACGGGGGCCTAAACAGCCCCCTCTTAAACTATGGCTGTTATTTACATGTCTCATGAAGTTCACGGTGCCAAAGTTGCCACTATGGAGCTTGAAGCCGTAGAAGATGAAAAGAATGGCTGGGTGCGATATACTTTAGACACGCCTGTTGAGGCGGCTCCTGTCGTCAACGAATTGGAAGTCAAACGTCGTCGTACCAGACCAATAGAGGTGGTCGAACAAGGAGCATAAACATGGCCATTTACACGGCAGGTGATCAGATAAACCGTGCATTACGATTGCTTGGTGTGTTGGCTGAAGGTGAGACACCTTCTGCGTCTGTGTCGCAAGATGCGCTGATGGCGCTCAACCAGATGATTGACTCATGGAATACTGAGCGTCTATCTGTCTTTAGCACTCAAGACCAGGTGTTTACTTGGCCTGCGGGGTTTATTAACCGCACTCTTGGCCCAACAGGTGACTTTGTAGGCAACCGGCCCATTCTGCTGGACGACGCTACCTACTACCGCGACGCAAGCACCAATGTCAGCTTTGGCATAAAAATGATTAACCAACAGCAGTACGATGGTATTGCTGTTAAGACGGTGACATCTACATACCCGCAAGTGCTGTTTATCAACATGACCTACCCTGATGTTGATATGTACATCTACCCCAAGCCCACACGGGACTTGGAATGGCACTTTATTTCGGTGGAAGAACTGACTCAGCCTGCTAACTTGGCGACTGACATCCTGTTCCCACCAGGCTATTTGCGAGCGTTTGTCTACAACTTGGCAATGGAATTTGCCCCCGAGTTTGGCGTTGAGCCAAGCCCCCAAGTGCAGCGCATCGCCATGACCAGCAAGCGCAACTTGAAGCGCATCAACAACCCAGATGACGTAATGTCTATGCCTTACGCCATTGTCGCCACTCGTCAACGCTTTAACATTTACGCAGGAAACTACTAACATGGCCACCATCGCAATCACAGCTCTTCCCGTTGCAACTGCTGCCGCCGTTGCGGATGTCTTGCCAATTGTGCAATCGGGCACAACTAAACAAGTCACCAATGCTTTGCTGTTTACCAATTCAACATTGGTTGCACCCGCGTTGGGCACAGTTGCCAGCGGCAATATCAGCGCTTGCACCAGTACCAGTATGACAATGGTAACGCCTATACTTGGGACACCTACAAGCGGCACGTTGACCAACTGCACAGGCTTACCTGTTGCAACTGGCGTAAGTGGCTTGGGTACAGGTGTAGCCACATTCTTGGCAACACCAAGCAGTGCCAATTTACGAACTGCTTTGACTGATGAAACCGGCACCGGTTCTGCTGTATTTGCAACAACGCCGACGCTAGTGACGCCGGTCATTGGTGCAGCTACAGGCACAAGCCTTGTATTGAGCAGTTTTAACGCAGTAAGCGCGGCAGCACCAACGGTTGCAAGCGCAACAACAATCGCTCCAACAACGCCGATTGCTTTTGTTTCGGGAACAACAGCTGTTGTGACTATCACGGCACCAAGTCCAATTTCTGCTGGTGGGGGTACGATTACATTGATTCCAACTGGCGTATTTACATGGACAACAGCAGGCAATATTGCTCTGGCTGGTACAGCAGTCGTTAGTAAGGCATTAACAATGACTTACGACGTTACGACAACCAAGTGGTATCCAAGTTATATTGCATGAAAACACCGATTCTTGGTTCAGCGTATGTTGCCCGCAGTATCAACGCTGCGGACAACCGCATGGTCAACTTGTTTCCAGAAGTCATTCCCGAAGGCGGCAAAGAAGCAGGGTTTCTTAACCGTGCCCCAGGGCTTAACTTCCTGCAAACCGTAGGCACTGGCCCAATCCGCGCATTGTGGGCGCATCAAACCAACGGCAGCGATTTCTACGTTGTGTCAGGGTATGAAGTCTACAAATTGACTGGCCTGACGGCCACGCCGCAATTGCTGGGCAACGTGACCGGCACCGGCCCTGTAAGCATTGCTGATAACGGAACGCAAATCTTTTTTGCTTGCAATCCCAACGGCTACATCTACAACGAAACTACAGGTGTTTTTGCTCAGATTAGTGACCCCGACTTTGCCGGTGCGGTGACGGTTGCATACCTTGATGGTTACTTTGTTTTCAACCAGCCCGACAGCCAGATCATCTGGGTGTCGCAGTTGCTGGATGGCACGTCAGTTGACCCATTGGACTTTGCAAGCGCCGAAGGCTCGCCCGATGGCGTGGTTGGTCTGATTTCCGATCACCGCGAGCTGTGGGTGTTTGGCACCGATTCGGTCGAAGTCTGGTATGACTCCGGCGCGACTGATTTCCCCCTGACCCGCATCCAAGGCGCTTTCAACGAGATCGGTTGCGTGTCGGCTGCAACCATTGCCAAGATGGACAACGGTTTGTTCTGGCTGGGCACAGATGCCCGTGGCCAAGGTATTGTTTACAGGGCAAACGGCTATACCGGCGTTCGTATCTCCACTCACGCCATTGAGTACGCCATCGCCCAGTACGGCAACATCTCAGACGCAATTGCTTACACTTACCAGCAAGAAGGCCATGCTTTTTATGTGCTGACGTTTCCAAGCGGCAACGCCACATGGGTGTACGACGTAGCTACCCAAGCCTGGCATGAGCGCGCTGGTTTTGATAACGGCGACTTTATGCGTCACCGCAGCAATTGCCAGTGCAATTTCGGTGGCAACATCATCGTCGGCGACTTTGAAAACGGCAACATCTACACGTTTGACTTGGATGTGTACGCTGACAATGGCGGCGTCCAGAAGTGGCTGCGCTCATGGCGGGCGCTGCCGACAGGCACAAACAACCTCAAGCGCACAGCGCATCACAGCTTGCAATTGGATTGCGAAGCAGGCGTTGGGTTAAGCCTGTATCCTGCGTATGACAGCGAAAACATCGACACTGAATCAGGGTTAGACCTTGTGGCGGAATATGTGCAAACGTATTTGACTACTCAATCAGGCGTCACATTGACCACCGAAGCAGGGGATGGTTTTGAACCGCTTGGGCAATACGAGCTGTCGGATACCGACATCACTGGGTACAACTTGGTCACTACGGCGTACGCTGCCGCGCCAGGTTACGATCCTGCGGTCATGCTGCGCTGGTCAGATGACGGCGGTCACACTTGGTCAAATGAGCATTGGTCACCGCTGGGCAAAATTGGTGTGTATGGCCAACGAACTTTCTGGCGTCGGCTGGGCATGACACTCAAGCTGCGCGACCGTGTGTACGAGCTTTCAGGCACTGACCCCAACAAGATCGCCATCATGGGGGCAGAACTAATCATAAGCCCGACCAATGCCTGACTATGGCAACAAGTCCAAACGCCACCCAGATCACGCCTCCACGGGTGTCGATTATTGACGAGCGCACGGGCGCGGTGTCAAGGGAGTGGTATCGGTGGTTTTACAGCTTGTACAACATTACTGGTGGTGGTCTTGGCGTTATTCCTGTCACCAGTGGCGGCACAGGGTTAGACACCATACCAACTAACGGTCAACTGCTGATTGGTAATGGTACAGGGTACACACTAAACACGTTGGGTTTTGGCGCTGGCATTTCAGTCACCAATGGCTTGGGCACCATCACGCTGGCCAACACTGGTGTGTTGTCGTTCTCAGGCGGCACTACTGGCCTGACGCCAGCAACGGCCACTACAGGCGCTATCACTCTTGCAGGCATCTTGGCTATTGCCAACGGTGGCACAAACGGCTCTGCTACCCCTACAGCCTACGGCGTAGCGTATGGGGATGGGGCAGCGTATGCGTTTACTGCTGCGGGCACTACCGGCCAAGTACTGACGGCTACCACAGGCAGCGCACCGACATGGGCAACGCCAGCAGGTGTGGCCGCACCCGTTACCAAGACCGCTGACTTTACCGTTGCGGACACTGACGTTTGGCTGATCAACAACAAGTCTGGCTCAACCTGTACGGTGACTTTGCCAACAGCTTCAAGTTGGACAGGTCGGGTTTTGAGGTTTCAGAACTATCAAGCGCAGACGGTTGTCTCAGCGACCTCAAACGTGGTGCCTCTGACCGGCGGTGCGGCGGCAACGTCCATCCTGTTGGCCAGCACGGGCGACCAGACGACTTTGGTGTCTAACGGCACGAACTGGCTGGTGACACAATACGTACCTAACAACATTCTTCTTTTGGAATAATTGATGATCCACCACCACTTTAGCTCGGGCATGTACGCCAAAGAAATGCGGATGCCAGCAGACTATTTGCTGTTACATCATAAGCATACATTTTCGCATTTGTCGATTTTGGCCAGTGGATCAATAGAATTGATTGTTGATGGTGAAAAGAAAGTCATTCATGCCCCCGCTTGTTTGACTATTGCCGCAGGTAAGCATCACGGCGTAAAATCGCTCACAGACGTGGTTTGGTATTGCATCCACGCTACTGACTGTACAGACGAAGACAAGATTGATGAAGTCTTGACAGAACCGCACGACATGGCGCAAGTACTGTCAATCGCGCAAGATTTAGTTAAGGAGAATTGATATGTCCGCATGGATGATGCCCGCTGCAATTATTGGCAGCTCACTTTTAGGTGCAAGCGCCGCAAACAGCGCGGCCAACACACAAGCTAACGCGGCAAATCGCTCTGCTGATTTGCAGTATAAACAATACCAAGAAGACGTAACTAGGCAAAAACCGTTCTACGATGTCGGCGTTAACGCGCTACCGGAACTGGTCAAAGCGTCCAAGTACACGCCGTTTGGAATGCAACAATTCCAACAAGACCCAGGGTATGGTTTTCGGTTAAAAGAAGGCCAGCAGGCGCTTGACCGATCTGCTGCCGCCCGTGGTGGTCTGATCTCTGGCGGCGCTTTAAAGGCCGCGCAACGATATGGCCAAGAAATGGGTAGCCAAGAGTACACCAACGCTTTCAACAGGTATCAGGCAGAGCGCCAAGCTCGTCTGGGGCCGTTGCAAGCCATGACAGGTATGGGTCAGACCACAGCGCAACAAATTGGCGCAGCCGGTCAAAACATGGCAGGCAATGTCGGCGAAGCATACCAAGGCGCGGCCAATGCGCGAGCGTCTGGCTACGTCGGCGGCGCAAATGCCATTACCAGCGGCTTAGGCACGTATTTGAATTACACGGGTAATCAAAACATGACAAACGCATTACGTGCTTTGCCATACGGGCCTAATTATGGTCAATACACACCAGGTTCAAACACCTTTGTAGGCCCATTGCCTCAATAATAAGGATTAAATCATGCCTCTTGACACTAGAATTGCGCTTGGCGTTCAGCCACTTCAAGTGCCTGATCCGCTGGCACAGTATGGCCAAGTTCAAAACATCTTGGCCGCGCAAACTCAGCGACAAACTGGTCAACTGCACGCGCAACAGTTGCAATTCCAAATGGATCAGGCTAAGGAAGCGCAAGATGCCATAGGCCAAATTATGGGCGCTGTGCAAAAGCATGGCGGCCCTTCTGATCCTATGGTTGCGGCTATGCAAATGTTGCAACATCGAAATCCTACAGTGCAAGCTACAGGCAGACATTTAATGGATTCTGCTCAAATTCTTAGAGCCTACCAAAGTGATAAAACATTTTCAGAAAGAGGGCAGCAACCATCATCCGCAGCGCCATCAGCTACCGGTCTGCCTGCATACGATAATACAACCCTAAGCGCCGCCGGTGATACTAACGCGCGTCGTCAAGCTGCTTTGGAAGCGCCGGTAACAGCGCAAGCACCTTTAGAAGCAAGAAATCTTCCGGCCAGAGGCGTTGAACTGCCGCCCGCTACGCAGATACCCAATCAATTGGCACTTTCGCCTGCTGCAACCGCTGAGTCGGTCAATAAACTTGCCACACCAATATCTAAAGTTGATCAAATAGATGCTGAAATCGCTGATTTGATGAGTCCAAAATACATGTACAGCCAAAAAGCAAAGGAAAGAATTGAATTCTTGACCAAGCGACGTGATCAATTAAGTAAAGCTCATGTTGTTGGCAGAAATTTAGTGACAGAAGAAGGCAATGTTACTTACACCGCAGCACATGACATTGCGCCAAGTGAAACAGCAAAATTGATTGCTGAACGCAAGGCTTTGTTTGACAAAAATCCCAAAGATCCCAACATTGCTGTTTACGATCAGCAAATTAAAGATATAAGTCTTGCCAGAGACACACTTAACTTTAACAAAGAAGTCCAGCAATGGAAAGTAAACCACCCTGGCTATTCAATTCAACAAGATGAAAACGGGTATCTTGTTGGTGTTAATCCTAATACGCTGCAAGGTACATATGTCACATTTGGGCAACCTTCTGCTGGCGGTGGCGGTAAAGCAGGAAAGCCTAGTGTTTTTCCGGCGGCTAATGTCCAAGGAAAACCTAGTGTTCTTCCGCCAGCAGCTGCCGCCCAAACAGCACCCGGGGTTGCTCCAGCAGTTCCAACAGATGGTATGCCTGTGTCTGATAACAGAATGAAAGGCAAGTCTACTGGTTTGACTGAAGGTCAAAGTAATGCAGCCATGTTTGGCAGTGCTATGGCACAAGCTCAACAAGTGTTTAATCAAGCCGAAAAAGAAGGCACAACAACTGGAGCTGGTACAGTTAATTTGGCTCAAGGAATTGTCAAATATGTGCCTTTGGGCATAGGCGATAAGTTGGTGAATGACATTTATGCGTTAGCGGTAAATGATCCAACTAAACTATTTGGCCCTGATATAAATCAACAAAAAATTGGTCAAGCGCAATTGGCTTTTTCAATTGCTTATTTGCGTAAAACGTCTGGTGCTAATTTTGGACCATCTGAAGTTGCAAATACAATTATGGAATATTTTCCATCTGTTGGCGAAGATAAATCAGTTGTAAAGCAAAAAGCAGAATCAAGAAAAAGAGCAATTGCAGGCATGAAAATAAGTGCTGGAA